GCCGTGCCACATCCACGGCGGCGGCAGCCAGGTGCGCGACTACGTGCACGTGCGGGACGTGGCTGCCGCCAACGTGCTGGCGCTGACTGCAGAACTGCCCTACGGGCGGCTTTTTCCGGTCAACGTGGGCACCGGCGTGGGCACGAGCGTGGCCCAGCTCGAGCAGCTCGTGCGAGGCGAGGTCGAGGCCGTCACGGGGCGTGGCCTGCCGCCACCGGTGCACGGCAAGCCCCGAGCCGGCGACCTCGGAAACAGCTTGGTCGACGCAGCCTTCGCCGAGCACCTGCTTGGTTGGCGGCCATCCGTCACCCTAGCCACCGGCATCCGCGAGACGGTACGGCACGCTGCCGTCCACGCGGCTGCCTGACCCCCTCTGCCGCCTGCCGGCCGCTGGTCACGATGGCGGCATGGTGGAGCACTTGGCCGGGCTTCTGCAGCACGCCTTCTATTGCGACGAGATCGCCGCCGGCCGCCGCGCGGCCGAGCAGCTGCTGGCCGTGCCCGGCCTGGCGGTCGAGACCGAGCAGCTCGCCCGCAGCAACCGCGCGTGGTACACGCCGCTGCTGTCCGAGCTGGTGCCGGCGGTGCGGCACGTGAGGATCGCCGTGGAGCCGGTGCACGACGGGTGGTCGACCTTCAACCCGACGATCGCTGTCGTGGCCGGCGACCTGATCGGCATCGTGCGGTCGAGCAACTACCAGATCGTCGACCACCAATACCGGATGCCCGAGGCGGACGGCGGCGTCATCCGCACCGAAAACATCCTTGTCAGGTTCAACCAGGACCTCGGCGTCGTCAGTCAGCGGCACATCGTCGCCCCGGAGTACCCGACGAGCGGCTACCCGGTGCACGGCCTCGAGGACTGCCGGCTGCGGCATACCCAAACGGGTATAGGCGTGTCGGCGACTGTGCGCAACGTCGCACCGTGGACCGACGGCCGCTGCCGCATGGCCACAGCGGACCTCGACGTCCGCTCGGCGACCCTTTCGCAGCTGCGGATCCTCGACAGCGTGTCGACGCAGGAGCACGAGAAAAACTGGATGCCGTTCCTCGCGGCACCTGGCGGCTGGCTCTACGGGTGCCACCACGACGGCCACCTGGTCACGGTCGACGCCAATCCCGAGCTGCCAGGCGGCTACGTGCTGTCGAGGCGCGGTGCGACGACGCCGCTGGCCAAGCGGTTCCGGGGCGGGTCACAGCTCGTGCCCTTCCGAGACGGTTGGCTCGGGTGCGTGCACGAGGTGTGCTACGTCGGCTCGCAGCGTGTGTACGAGCATCGGTTTATCTGGCTCGACGCCGGCCTGCGGCTCGCGCGGGTGTCGCCTTGGTTCGCGTTTCGCGAATTGAGAACGATCGAGTTTGCGGCGGGCCTCGCGGTTCAGGGCGACCGCGTCGTCGTGTCCTACGGCGTGCACGACGCGGAGGCGTGGGTGTGCGAACTGCCGGCCGCCGCCGTCTGGGAGGTGCTCGATGCCACCGAGTAGGGAGCAGGTGCTGGCAGCCTTGGTCGACGTCTGGCGGCCGGGCGACTGGTTCCGCCTGACGGATGAGGTCGCCGGCCACTACGCCAACAAGGCCGCCGTGTGTGCCGAGTTCGCACCGGGCAGCGTGATCGAGATCGGCACCAGGGCTGGCTACTCGCTCGCGGCGTTCGCCGTGGCGGCACCGATGGCACGGTACCTCTGCATCGACGGTGGCCTCGACGACGACTCGCCCGAGTGCCTGCGGCACTGGCACGCCGTGCGAGCCCGCCGCGGCATCGATGCCCAGCTCGTCGTCGTGGACACGCAGCAAGTCCGCGAGCTGCCACGGGCGGACTTTGCGCACGTTGACGGCGACCATTCCTACCAGGGCGCACTACGGGACCTGCGGCTGGTCGCCGCGTGCCCGGTGATCCTGGCGGACGACTGCGACAACCCGCACGTGCGGCGGGCGGTGCTCGAGTTCCTTGACCAGTCCAAGCGGCCGGCCAGGTGGATCGACGACGGCCTGCGGCAGTGTGCGGTGATCACCACATGAAAATCGGCATCTACGCGCTCGCCAAGAACGAGGAGTCCCATGCGATCGACTGGGCCGAGTCGACCGACGGCGCCGACGTGGTGATCGTCACGGACACCGGGTCGACCGACTCGACCCCGCAGAGGCTGCGGTCCTGCGGCATCACGGTGATGACGGGCAACGTGATCCCGTGGCGGTGGGACGACGCACACAACCTGTCGCTGTACCACCTGCCGGACGACGTGGACGTGTGCGTGCGGCTGGACCTCGACGAGCGGCTGCAACCCGGGTGGCGGGAGGCGATCGAGCGGGCGTGGACTGGCAACGTCAACAACCTGCGGTACCGGTACGTGTGGTCGTGGAAGTCGCCAGGCGTGCCTGGGCTGGTGTTCCTTTCGGACCGCGTCCACGCCCGCCGCGGGTTCCGGTGGTCGGCACCGACGCACGAGGGGCTCGTGTGCTGGTCGGGCGAAAAGGTGCAGGCCGTCGCCGACGGACTGGAGATCCACCACCACCGGACGCCGGGCAAGCG